TAAGAGTTTCGGTATCCTTCATGATGAAGGACTTGATCAGCGGAGCGCCTCCGCTGAGGTTATAGCGCCAGGTAAAGCCCTGTGCCATTTCGTTTCTCCTTTACGCCACCACGATGCCCTTGGCGTACTCTTCCTCTTTCATCCCGAACTTTCTCGCCTGCTCTTTCTGTTCAGGCGTGAGGGTCGGAGTCAACGGCCCCGGTTCTCCCGGTCCTCTGTTCAGGTCCGGCGGTAGAGGCCCTGTCCCTACCAGGTAAGCCTTCTCGCCGACCAGGGTCTTGAGAGCCTCTTCCGCTCCCTGAACGCCATTCTCGGCGCTGTAAGTGATCCCCGAACGGTTGACCAGCAGCAGCGCAGCGTCAGGGTCCACAATGCCCATCTTGGCCGCAACGACCTTGACCTCGGCGCTGATATTGACGTTGGCTATGCTGCCTTTCAGGTCAGCGTTGGTCCGCTTCTCTTGCTCTAAGTCAGCGGCCATCTTCTGCGCTTCCGTCATCTGAGCCCGTTCCAGCTCGTCGGCCTTGGCAGCCCGTTCCTTCAGGGTGTCGTAATCCTGAAAGGGAGCCTTGGCCTCTGCCCGGACCCTACCCATCAGCGCGTTCACCTCTTCTTGGGTGAACGTCTTTGCCGGCTCTTTGGGCGGGTCACCTTCGGGCGCCGGGTTGGGATTGACGTTCGGGTCCGCGTTCGGGTCTTCCATGTTAATCATCCCCTCTTCTACCCGCCGGGACGGCGGTTCTTCCCCCACGTTACCCGCTGGGGTTGCGGTAATAAAAAAAGCCCAGAGCATTTCTGCTCCGGGCCTGCGGTCCAGGTGGCCGGTTTCTTGGCCTATTGCACGCTTATTCTAGCCCCGGCCCTCCATTGTTGTCAATGCCCGCTCGTATTCTGTAATCTTCCAGGCGAGTATTTTCCCATCCTTCACGTCTAGTTGGATGTTGCCGGTTAGCCCAGCCAGGAGAAAAGCCCGGATGCGCTCCAGGCATTTGGCCGGGATCTCCATCACCGCGACAGGCCGACCAAAACGATGCTAGGTTCTTCTCCCATCTCGCGGTACACCGTCACCAGTTTGTTGGCCGCTGCCCGGTGTTGCTGCCGGGTTCCCTTCAATGGCTGAGACGCCCCGGTCAGCACAGCCGCCGCTTGGTGGGCCGCCGTCCTGTTGATCCGGCCATCCTCGGACCAGACTTTCAGGGTCGCATTGTAGCCACCCTCCCGGTCGGCCTCGAACGGGACACCACCATCCCACGGTCCCTCATCGACGTTCCGCATGAAGATCAACGCCGGCTCATTCGCGGCCTTCTGGGAGTCCCGGTTAATAGCGTCGGTCTCGGCTTTGGTCAGCCTCCCGTCCACGGACTTGCTCAGGAAGTCGCCCACCAGTAAGTCGTTAGTGCTCAGGATACCGAACAGGTTGGCGCCGATCTGCCGGACCATGCTCTCGGGCATCAGGAAGTCGCTGGCAATGTGAACCAGCTCATGCAGGAAGACTTCGCCTTGCCGGGTCTCAGGTAGAGTGCCGTCAATGACGATGGTGTTCCCCACTTCATCGCTACGGCCGAGGAACGCTTGGTCGTCCCGGTCTCCACCACCTATCGGCTCTTTGGTCAACTTGACCGACCACCGTTGGCCGTCGTGTTCTATCGCCATGCTTGATACTCCTATTCTCAGATCGGGCCGAGGTGGGTCATCGTCAAGGCCGCCACGGCTGCTTGCACCGGCGCTACCAGCTCATCATCTCCCACCCGGTTTTGTGATAGGCCGCAGTCCGGGCACTGCCTCAAGACGATCCCCGCTTCCGGGTAATCGCGCTTCTGTTTGGGCCAGAGCGGCATCAGGGGGAAGATGTTGGCGCGATGCCCGCAGTTGTAGCAGATCATTCGGCGGCCCTGCCCATTATTGCATCGAACGCTTCTTTTGTTAGTGGCTCATAACGCGACGAGGCCGACAGTATCGGGCCGGTATCCCAGACGCGCCCCGAGGCTTCTGGGCACTCCTCCACCACATAGATGCTATCTCGGCACCCTGCACGGATGCGCCGCCAGAGGGCCTTGCATGGGTTGTTCATACGCTCAACTTCCCTCCATGCCGGTTAGGCCGCCGTTGCCGCGGAACCTCCGATGGCTCCGTCGGCGTCGGATTGTCTTCATCGAGATCAACGATATCTTCCAGTGAAGCATCCTCAACCGGAGTCGGCAGCGAACCTTCGGCATCATCATTTGCGACGGACCCCATCTCCACTGAGGCCGGCGCTTCGCCATCCAGCCAGACGGCCCCGCAGGTCTGACAGGCTTCATAGAGGCCGACCTGCTGGCTGGTGTCGCACAATGGGCACCAGAGGACTCCCCGGTGGAGACGGGCTACCGGGATGACGTCGCCGGTCTTGGGGTTGCGCGCTTCGGTTGTCATGCTTGTTATCCTTTCCCGCTGGCGGAGAGCGCCGCGGCCCAGCTCATCCAAATGATGGAGGCCTTATCCTCACCGAGCAGTTCTGCCTAGCGTTCTTTGCATGGGCTTTACACAACGGTTTACGACACCTTGGGCATACACCGGTCGTTGGCGTTGGGGGTCTACAAAGAATGCAAAGCATTTCGTTCATGCTACCAGCTCCTTGAGCGGCTTCTCGGTGGCCGCCGCTCCCCAGGTTCGGTTCTCCGTTACCTTGGCCATGTCGGGGATGTCGAACTTGCCGTCCTTCCAGGCCTGGAACTTCTGCGCTCCCATCATGTCCTTCTGGCGGCTCTCGGGTTGCCGCCTGAACCAGTCCTCTCCCACTTCCCGTTTCCGGGTGTCAGCAGGCAGGTCAATCCCCAGGTCGGCATAGCTGATTGTTTCAGGGACCATCACGCAGTTGTGTGATACGATGCCGTTAGCACTGTACCATTGTTCCGTTGTTTGGAGGTTGTATACATGGCCGCTAAAGCTAGTCAGAGAGACATCGAGGATGCGATCAAGGAATACCTCAGAGGCGCATCGGCGGAGGATTGCGCTACTGCCCACCACACGAGCGAGGTAAGGCTGGCTGCGACCTTGAAGGCCCGGGGCCTGTTCCGTGACAAAGACACCCGCCGCGCCCTCACCGCTACCAAAATGGCCAAGACCCGCCGCGCCATGACGCCTTTGCCCCTCGAAGAGATTGGACGCCTGTACCAGTCGGGCGTCTCCGAGCTTGCCCTGGCGAGACGCTTCGGCGTGGGGCGGAACGTGATCTGCGTCCGGCTGAAGCACCTTGGCATTGCACGTCGGAGCCAGCGAGAGGCCAACGTCATCGTAGGCGCCACCATGCCGCCAGCACAGCGAAGCCGCCTGGCCGCTCGATTCTCTGCTAGGGCTGGCCTCAGCCCATCCGAGGAGAGCCTGGTCAAGCGGGCCGTTCAGCGGCAACGCCGCATGGTCAACGTTAGCCCAGCCGAGTACATCCTGGCTGAGTGGCTCACAGCTAGGGGCTTGCCCTCTGTCCCACAGCAAGCCGTTGGCCGATACAACGTGGACATCGCGCTCGGCTCCATCGCCATTGAGGTCTACGGAGGCGGCTGGCATTTCTCCAAGAACCATGCTGGCCGCTACAAATACCTCTTCGATCACGGCTGGTCGATCCTGATTGTTGTAGTGGCTGGAAAGTGGAGTCCGCTCACTGAAGGAGCAGCCGACGACATCCATACCTTCTACCAGAGCGTCACCGCGCAACCAGCCCAGGCCTGTCAATATCGGGTGATTTGGGGTCATGGACAACTCATTGCCACTGGCGGTCCTTATCCTTATGAGCTGGCCGCTGTAAAACCTCTTCGACGCCCCAAGCGGTAGAGGTCCATCGACGACGGTTCCGGCTGGATGGCATCGGTCATTCACGTGCGCGTCCATCAACTCGTCGGTCGCGTAGAGAGTGCCGTCCAGAGCGATGCAGGCGAAGCAGGTGGCGTCGTCCAGGGTAGCCACCCGGCGCCATCCCGTGACGATGTCGGTGTTGGCGTCGTACTGGGCCCGTGTGGCCTCACGGTAGGCTCTGAGCGTCTCCGTCCGGCTGAGGGCCAGGGCTCGGCTGAGAGGCACCCCGAATCTCTGCCGCATCAAGGCCGCCGTCTTCCGGGGTCCGAAACCACGAGCGATGCCTTCACCGAGCCCCTGGACGATCCCTCTCCGGGCCTGAACGCCGAGCGGGTCCAGCAGGTTGGCCAGTGGTTTCCCGTCGCCGCTGATGCCGATGAAGTTCTCGAAGGCTGACGATGGCAGGGTGTTCCAAGAGATGCCGGCGTCGGCAAGAACCCCGTCCGTCACTCCCGCAGGTAGCGCCCGGTCTACCGTGGTCTTGGTGGCCTGTTGGGCCAGACTAGCGGCGTCCCCCTGGCTCGTGGTGACCGTCCTGTTGGCGAACTTGCTGAAAGTGTTGACCTCCCGCTCCACCTGGCGTTCAAGAGCCTGCAACCGCTCCAGCTTCTTAGCCTGAGCGAAGGACAACTGCTGGTCGACCACCGTTTCCGTCACCGCCTTGATGTCGTCCTGGATACCCTTGAAGATCCCCCCGTAGGCGTTGACGAGTTCCCGTGCAGCTTTGGCGTCCTGCCTGAGCAGCTGGGCCTTGAAGGTGCTTACCGCCTCGACCGCTTCGGGCTCAGGCACCGGCCGTCCTCCGTTCCTGCTGCTGATACCGCACCTGCGCCAATACCTCGGGGCTCGCCATGACCTCTCGGAACAAGCCCACCAGCCGGACATGGGCCAGAGAAGGCAGGTCATCCAGCCGCATCCCGGCCCGGATGTCTGCCGCCTTCTCCTCGAGGGCCTCTATACCAACCAGCAAGGGCGTTATCAACGGGGATGCCCGAAGCACCGGCTGGCCAGCGGCCAGGTGGACGCGCAGGCCGCACAACCCGGAGTGGCCTTCTCCCTGGAGTGGAAGATGCCGGTGAATTGGCACATCAGCCCGCAGGTCTCGCACCGCTTCCACCAATGCCCAACAAAGGGGGCATTGGCGGCGTTCCAGAGGGCGAGCAACAGAGCCTCGATCATGGCGTCTGTCCTCCCTCAAAAGCCCGGAGCAGGGCACCACCGACGTTCTGCGACCGGACCTCTTCGTCCTCCAGGTCTTTCTCCATCTGCTCTATCTGCTCCTGGTTGTAGCCCATCTCCCGCCACAACTGCCGCATCGGAATTCCCAACCTTTGCTTCCCCTCCAAGGATCTGATGAAGCTCTCTTGGTTGCGGGTCTCCGGGTCTTTCCACACGGTTGAAAAGTGGGTGTCCTTCTCAGCGCCAGGGACCGCAGTGCCGAAGGTCGCTTGTAGCTTGAGGCCCATCATCAAGCAGTCTTCCCAGGAATTGCCGAAGTTGGTCTGGCGCTTCTCCGCTTTCTTGACGATGCCCGACTCAGCGGTCTTCAATGCCTCACCGGAGGGGGAATCACCTGCCACCTGGAAGAGATGCTGCGGTGTCCGGCTGATACCAGCGATGTGCTGGGTGATCAACTCTATGCTCTTAATGATCCCTTCCGGCGAACCCGGAGGCAGCTCCCCCACCTCGAAGTTCTGATCGTCCTCGGCCTTCATGTCCAGCAACACTCCGGGCACCATGTCAAGAGCCGTCGCGCCGTGGGCGATGTTGACCGTGAACGGAAGCCTGAACCCGGTCCCGTCGTTGACGAGCACCAGGTCGATCAGATGCTTGTTAAGAACGTCCTGGAGCGGGATGACGTTCTCGATCTCGGACCTGCCAAACCGTCCACCCGCGGGCTTGTTGACGAAGTGGAACACGGGTATCCCCAGCGGCGTCCCGTCCTTTGCCACGAACGGGAGCGGGAAACCACTGTCTCCGGGATCTTGGAACGGCACCCACCGGCCGCCAACAGCAACGAACTTCTCTATCCGGTCAGGGAAGTAGAGGTTGAGCCGGGTCCGGGGCTCTGCTTGGAACTCAGGCCGCTCCATCCACTTCTTGGAGAGAACGTCGATCATGCCGGTCTGCTCGTTATAGTGGGGGATGATCGTCTCGGCTAACTGGTGGGTGAACCGCGGCAGACCTGTCATGGAGTCGAAGTCCACCAGGACGTAGGAGTCGCCGAGCATCAGGGCGTCGGTGTGAACTTCTGCCTGTACCTGATCCATCCGGTTGGCGGTCCAGACTTTCCAGGCCCAATCGGACACGGTGTCTTTCTGCGAGTGGAAGGTGGAGACGGTCAGCCGTTCGGCCAGGGCGTCCACCACCACCTCGGTGAAGTTGTCGGTGAACTTCAACTTGCTGTTGACGAACCGCTGCATCCGGTCGGTCAGGCGGGTAGGATGGTCCCCACCGTAGTAGCGGCGGAAGAGGGCGTAATCGTCCCGACGTTCCTTCTCTTGGCCAGCCAGGAAGTCGAGGATTGATTGGGTGACCGGGTTCTCAACGGACGCCACGAAGGCGGCGCCGGCTTCAAGCAATTGAGGCATTGGGCTGAGCCTCCATTATCGTCTTGCCCCTATTCTACCACGTTGGCGGTTCGGCAGACTTTACCCGGTCTGTGAGCCGATGCCACCACCTGAATGGGTGACGGTTATATGACCCACTCTCGGCTCGTCAGCGTAACTCACTGGGAGAGTCGAGTCTATCGGGTTCTGGGCCACGGTGACAAGCCTTTGGAGCGCCTGTTTCACGTCCCATCCGAGAGAGTCCCACCAAGCATCTAGTCTGGCGTTGGATGCCTCGACTTCTGCCTTAGTCATTACGTGGACGAACATTCAGCCCCCTCAGGTTACCCAACACGGAGCAGAAGTACAATCAGTACCCCCCTGGCATCTTGCCGGTGTCGGTGTCGGTGTACCGGGAATCGTTCGTGTCCAAGCCTAGAGGGTGCCGCTTGATGATCCCGCCTACCCGGTCCCGAGACTCCGACTGCCGGATGCCCGTCACCGAGTAGGTCATGGCCAGCGCGTCGGCTTCATCGGGACTCTTACCCCCGCGCTTCCGCATCTCTTCCTTGCGCTCCAACTGGATAACCCGGTCTGACCTGAGCTGGTACCTCCGGGTCGTCACCTGCGATATTAAGGCCCGGTCCTCTTCGATATCAAGGTTGCCGTCCTGAAAAGCCTGTCGCATTCTCCACCAGCATTCGGCTATCCGGTTGAAGAATCTCGGCATCCTAGCCCGACTACCCCCGATGAAGGGCATGATCTTGACGTTGCGTGGGCGCAACTCTTTCAGCCTATCGGTCACCCCGCCGCCGATACCGGTGTCGTCTACCACCACGACCTTGATGGTTGGGTCCGCAGCAATCAACTCCATGATCCGGCCCACGATGGCCATCAGCGACCGTCCTTGGGCCTCGTAGACCTTCCGGGCTACTCTGTCCTGTCGGCGGTACATGACGGTCTTGTCAGTCCCATACCGGGCCACATCCACTCCAAGGACGGCGAAGTCTCCGGAGAGAGGGATGGTCAGCGCCACCGCCGCCTCGGCTTGAACCAAGGTGACGATGCTTTCCTCCAGGTTGGCCGGGAACTCAGCGAGTATCGACGCCACGTACATCGGGCTTCCAACCCCGTACTCTTTGGCCCGCTCGGTCACGTCCTCGGCCGTCAGCATCCCAGGGACCACCTGGCGCCCGGTAGCAAAGCCTGTCTCCGGGTCAATAGTGTCGATGTTGGGTGTGTCGATGGCCGCTATCTTGACCGTCTTGTAAAGCTCCCGGTTGCCGTGGAAGGAATCGTAGAACTCGCCCCCAAGAGCCAGAGGGTTGCCGGTGAGTAGCAACCGCTCTGGGTTGAGTCTCTTGAGGGCTTCAATGGCGTCCTGGGGCATGGCGTGGGCCTCGGTGACAATCACCAGCAGATGCGGGCTGTGGAACCCTTGAACGTTCCAGGGCTTGTCTGTTGAGAAGCCTTGGGCGTACCGCTCGTCGGTGATCTCGTACCTCGGGTCTCGATCATACATCAGGCCACCAAGGTCGGCAGACGCCCAGTTGTATGCCCGCCGAGCCTCCCTCCAGATAATGTCGGACACTTGGCGATAGGTCGGCCCGGTAACGATCACCTTGGCCTCTGACCAACACTGGAGCCACCAGAGGACGATCCCCCCACTGGTGTAGTCCTTCCCGCTGCTGTTGGCGCCGACGACGCTGGTCCGCCTGTTCCGGGCAACACTCAGGGCCATTTCCTGCTGCTTTGGAAACAGCGGCCGGCCCAGCACCTCATGGAAGAAGAACACCGGGTCAGCCCGGAATCGCTCCACTGTCGTGGCCGCTTGTTCGGGGGTAACCGTCGTCATTCGTCGCCGTTCTGCGTCTGGTCATGGTGGGAACCGCTAACTTTTCCCTCCAAGGCCTTCGCTGCATTATGGCCGTTCCCGGCGACGAATCCCGGCGTTTGACCAGCCAGGTCTACCAAGTGCGAGATAGCGAAGCCATGCTGGATCGGTCCACCACCCTCTCCCATGTGCTGCTCTTTCCGGCCCCAATCTGCGGGGTAGCGCCGCTCCAAGAACGTCTGGATCGCCCGCCAGTCGTCGGGCATCTTCTGTTGCCATTGCGCCACCATCCGGACCTCAGTCTCAGCCTCGGCCGCGCGTACTGCCTCTGCGAATGCGACGTACATAGCGGACTTGCATCGCCTCGGACTCTCAGACTCACCCCGTGCCATCCAGTCGTAGCCTGTAGCTGGAGAGATACCCGCATATCGGCACGCAGTGTTGAAGTAGTTCCCGCCCTTTAAGGCAAGGATTACCCTGTCTTGCACCGACTTGGTTAGTTTACTTTTTCTGCCCATATACCTTCCCGAAACGCACGACCGGTTTGTCCGGGTGCTCAACCGCATGACAATCGACGCAAAGAGTCAGCCCATTATCCAAAATGAACCGCCGAGATGGCGTAGTAGCCCAGTGGTCAACATGGTGAGCCTGGAGGTGCCCCGTCGCACCACAATGGCGGCAGCGATATCCATCTCGCGCGAAGACCATCGTTCGCCATTCCGCTGCGCGGCGTCCCGTTCGCTGATCCAAGTCTTCCCAACGGACGAAAGCTGAGTCGTTGGGTCCGACTACTATCGTCCCTAGCCCATCGAGCCACTC